TTTAATGCTTCTGGTGTATGTCCACCTTCAGTTGGACTTTTCCATTCACCATTTATAACTCTTTTCTTTTGTGCCTCACTAATTTTTTTTCTTACTTCTGGTCTCTTTGCTGGATTTTTATCTCCAACAAGTTTTCCTTTTGCTGCGGCACTTAATTTTTGCTTTACTTCTGGTGTATGTGAAATATATTGACTACCTCCACCTATTGTATTATTATAACCGTTTTCATAAGATTTATATTTTTCTATATAAAATGTTTCTCTTTCATCGAGATTTGTAATATTACATTCTTCTAATAGTTGTATCTTAAAGTTTTCTTTTCCATATTTTTGAATAGCGTATGATATTGCTGTTTTTTTGCTTGGTTGTTGGTGCTCACTAAATCTTTGTTTGAGGGTTAATTTTGTTTGACCAACATACATTTTATTGTTAAGTGTATTTGTAATTAAATATATTTTTCCCATATGGTTAGACTTTGAACTTATATTATTATTTATAAAAATTGAGTAGTTCAAAGTCTAACCTATTTTTTTATTTTAGAAACAATTTGCCCATTTCCAGTCATCAAGTAACCATTTGGTGCTGGTCCTACTACATCGGCACATATTTTTCCATAAGGACTTTCTGGGTGATAAAATACTCCTACTCTTATTTGTTCTCCACAAACTCGCAATCTTACGAGTTCAAAATCTAAACGACTTTTTTCTGCTTCACTCTCTTGTCTTTTAATCTCTGTACGAACTCTTGCTTTACAAAGTTCTTGGAAAGATCCGTCAAGAGGTATGGAGAACCCTGCAGAGAGTCCTCCATTGAATGAATTACTTTGATATGATGTTGGATCTGTACTGCCCGCAAGACTATTGTAACCAAAGGTTTGTAAGTTTAATGTTGGACCCTGGCAAGACACACCACCACCATAAGTATTCACAGAAAAAGGACCCTGAAGCACCTGTACTGCCTGGTTGGTTACATTACCAGTAGCAGATGCTGAGGGCCCTGCAATATTCGTATTAGATGGTGCTTCTGCAAATGCAGGAGATGCTAAACCGATTATTGCGTAAAGACTGATAATGAGTTTGTGGTAGATTCCTCTACCGTTTTGCGATCTATCCATGTTTCTTTCGCAATTCCAGGAGTCAGATGAGTCTCACTAAACTGGAACGGAGCACCTTGCGTTTGGATTGTGTAGTTCGCTCCTGGACCTGGACGGTCAGGAATATTGATATTAGTACCAGTGACGGTATAAGATGTCCCAGTAGTATATTCTATTTGTTTGATAACTTCAACCACTTCAGTGCGAGTTTTGGTCTCGGAAGTAATTGTGCCACTCGTAAAGTTAGGAGTGACGGGTGCTGCATAACAGGGAGATATAAGTCCCGTTGCTAGCAGCAAAACGGGAGTTATATGTCTCACTTGAATACGCTCAATTCGATGGTTCTTTGTCCAGTCGCTGTGGTTCCTGAACCACCGGCAGTCACAGTAGGAACACCAGTGCCACTCAGAGTACCAGCAAGAGTACCTTTATCTCCACCTAACTGAGTAGTAGAGTCGCTATAAAGGTTGGGAGCAGCAATTGTTCCAGAAGCTGCCGACTGAGTGGTGACATTAGTATCAGCAGTAATTGAAGATTCACTGAAAGTAAATGCCCCACCATTCGTGTTGATCGCATAAGAACCAGAAGTTCCAACTCCCCCAAGAGTTGTAACGTTGATATTTGTACCTGAGACTGAGTAGGAACCACCCACTCTGGTTGATTGTACCGCAGCACCCTGAACGCCTAATTGTACGGAGTCAACAATTTTAGATGTAATTTCAGCAGCAAAAGCAGGAGTAGTGAAGAATAACGAAAAGGCTAAAATGAGTCTTTTCATTGTTCGAGTGTAAACACTGCAAGTATTTAGTGACCCACCTTCATTTCAGGCATTTCAGGGGCTTGACACCATCAACAGACCGTAGTATGATAAATAGGTAAACAAATGTTACGGATTTCTCATAATTCTTAACATTGTTAGACACCCGTTAACCGAGACCTATGGGTGTATAAATTACGTCTCTCATATCCCGCCTGAGGGTGGCGGGAACATAGTAACACCACCATTTCCCTGATGGTCTTACTTTCTTTTAATCAAAATGACTGCTTCAATTGCTTCACGTCAACAATCGAATACTTGGGAACAGTTCTGCCAGTGGGTAACATCGACCGATAACCGCCTCTATGTGGGTTGGTTCGGCGTTCTGATGATTCCTTGCCTGCTTGCTGCTACTATCTGTTTCATCGTCGCCTTCATTGCCGCACCTCCGGTGGACATTGATGGTATTCGTGAACCCGTTGCTGGTTCACTCCTCTATGGAAACAACATCATCTCTGGTGCTGTAATTCCTTCGTCCAATGCGATTGGACTGCACTTCTATCCTATCTGGGAAGCCGCCAGCCTCGACGAGTGGCTCTACAACGGTGGTCCTTTCCAACTGGTTGTGTTCCACTTCCTGATTGGTATCTACGCCTATATGGGTCGTGAATGGGAACTCTCTTATCGTCTGGGGATGCGCCCTTGGATCTGTGTTGCCTACTCGGCACCTGTTGCTGCTGCGAGTGCAGTGTTCCTGGTCTATCCTTTCGGTCAAGGTTCGTTCTCTGATGCGATGCCCCTGGGTATCTCTGGTACGTTCAACTATATGCTTGTGTTCCAGGCAGAGCACAACATCCTGATGCACCCCTTCCATATGCTTGGAGTTGCTGGTGTGTTCGGTGGTTCTCTGTTCAGTGCTATGCACGGTTCTCTGGTTACTTCCTCACTGGTTCGTGAAACCACTGAGAACGAGTCGCAGAACTATGGTTACAAGTTTGGTCAAGAAGAAGAGACCTATAACATCGTTGCTGCTCACGGTTATTTCGGACGCCTTATTTTCCAATATGCTTCCTTTAATAACTCCCGTTCGCTGCACTTCTTCCTTGCCGCTTGGCCTGTTGTAGGTATCTGGTTCACCGCTCTTGGTGTTTCCACGATGGCCTTCAACCTGAACGGCTTCAACTTCAACCAGTCCATCATTGATTCTCAGGGTCGTGTGCTCAACACTTGGGCAGACGTTCTGAACCGTGCTGGTCTTGGCATGGAAGTGATTCATGAAAGGAACGCACATAACTTTCCATTGGATCTGGCTGCTGCAGAATCAACTCCTGTTGCTCTGACTGCACCTGCAATCGGTTGATATAAAACTCAAAGTTAACTTGGGGATCTTCGGATCCCCTTTTCTTTTCAGGAGGTATAATGGTATCGTCTACACTTTCACAACCTATTCAACAACGGGGATGGTTCGATGTCCTTGATGACTGGCTTAAACGAGATCGCTTTGTATTTGTGGGTTGGTCTGGACTATTACTTTTTCCCACTGCTTATCTTGCCCTTGGTGGCTGGCTTACTGGCACGACGTTTGTTACAAGCTGGTACACCCACGGGTTGGCGTCTAGTTATCTTGAAGGGGCTAATTTCCTTACAGCAGCTGTGTCAACGCCTGCAGATTCTATGGGTCATTCTCTTCTTCTTCTCTGGGGTCCTGAGGCTCAAGGGGATATCGTCCGCTGGTTCCAACTTGGGGGACTCTGGCCTTTTGTGGCACTCCACGGGGCCTTTAGTCTGATTGGATTTATGCTTCGTCAGTTTGAAATCGCTCGTTTAGTAGGAATTAGACCGTACAATGCTATTGCTTTCTCTGGTCCTATTGCTGTATTCGTCAGCGTGTTCCTGATGTATCCTCTGGGTCAATCCAGTTGGTTCTTTGCTCCATCCTTCGGGGTAGCAGCAATCTTCAGGTTCCTTTTGTTTCTTCAGGGTTTCCACAACTGGACACTCAACCCCTTCCATATGATGGGAGTTGCTGGTATACTAGGTGGAGCACTGCTCTGTGCCATTCACGGAGCAACTGTAGAAAACACACTATTTGAAGACAGTGAACAGGCAAACACATTCAAGGCATTTGAACCGACTCAAGAGGAAGAGACCTACTCTATGGTTACTGCGAATCGTTTCTGGTCTCAGATTTTTGGTATCGC